TAAACCAGGTGTCATTGACGCTGGTTTCTTAAGCGGCCAGGCTGGAACATACTATACCAATCCAGACAACTTGAGTAAGGCTGTGCCAGTACTCAAAGGTGGTACTGGTTTGACCACATACTTGGAAGGTGACTTGTTGTATGCTGGTTCAGGTGGATCATTAACCCAGTTGCCAATCGGTGGTGTGAGTACTGTGCTAAGTTCCAACGGAGTTATTCCAAGTTGGACAGCAAACTTGACCTTATCCGGCGGTGTTACATCAGGTAATGGTGTATTTAATAGTAACACTAATAGCACAAACACTACAAGCGGTGCATTGCAAGTAGTAGGTGGCGCAGGTATTACTAGAAACTTGTTTGTTGGTGGAGACTTGAGTGTTACAGGTGCTATCAACTTTAACAGTTCATTAAGCATCACAGGCGACAATGCTGTTATCACATTGAGTCCAGGCGCCGCTGGTACAGTAAGCATCCAACCAGCAGGCATTACAACAATTGGTACAACAGGTGTACAAACTACTCTAGTTGGAAATCTAAGCGCCACAGGTAACCAACAGAACATTAACTTTAGTCCAACAGGTACCAACAGTGCAATCACTATCAACAGTGCTGGCACGTTAACCTTGAGTGCTGCCGCAGCGGGTGGTATCAGTGTTACTTCAGATATTACCACCGCAAACGACATTGCAGTTAACGGTGGCGATATTACTACAACTGCTACAACATTCAACTTGTTGAATGCCAACGCAACTACTGTTAACTTTGCAGGTGCTGCCACAGCATTGACTATTGGTGCGAATGCCAGCGGTACAACTACTGTGCGTAATAACTTGACAGTAACGGGTGACTTAACTGTCAGCGGAACCAACGCTACAATCAATGCGACTGGTGTGACAATTAGAGACAATGCAATTCAGTTGGCAAACGTTGTTACTCCAACTAACGCCGTTGCTGACGGTGGCGGTATTATTCTAAGAGGCACTACTGATCATACAATTTTATGGGATGTAACAAATACTAACTGGACATTGAGCGAGCATGTTAATATTCCAACAGACAAGACGTTCAAAGTCAACAACGTTGCTGTACTAAGTGCTACAGCATTAGGATCGTCAGTTGTAGGTTCTAGTTTAACCAGCGTAGGCACACTAACAGGTGGTACATGGACAGCCAACGTAATTGCTGGACAATACGGTGGTACAGGTGTAGCCAACACAGGTAGAACTATCACTGTGGCTGGTAACTTGACAACCACTGGTGCGTTTAGTACTACCATTGCAGTGACCAACGTAACCAGTGTTACACTACCAACTAGCGGTACACTGATTGGCACAAACGATACTGGCACAGTTAGTAACACTATGTTGGCTGGTGCTATTCCAAACAGCAAGTTGGCCAACAGCAGTATTACACTAAACGGCTCACTAGTTAACCTAGGTGATACAATAACAGTTACAGCCAATTTGGCCAATAACTTAACAGTAGGAACAGGCTTACAATTAGACAGCGGTACAACATTCAACGGTGGTTCTGCACGAACAATCAGTATTACTAGTGGCGTTCTAACAACCACTGGTACACAGACAGTGACCAACAAGACATTTACTGATAGTTCAACATTGTTCCAAGATGACGTTGATAACAGTAAGAAAATGGCATTCCAGTTAAGCAGTATTGGAACCAACACAACTCGTACACTGACAGTGCCAAACGTTGACGGTACTATTATTACCACAGGAGATACTGGTAGTGTAACTAGTACTATGTTGGCTGGATCAATTGCCAATGCCAAGTTGGCCAACAGCACAATCAGTGGTGTTAGTTTAGGCAGCAACTTGAACAGTCTAACAGCAGGTTCATTCTTGACATACAGTGTGGGCTCAACATTCAACGGTAGTGCAGCCAGCACATTGGCTGTTAACGCAACCAATGCTAACACAGGAAGTACGGTTGTTGCTCGAGATGCTTCAGGTAACTTTAGCGCAGGAACAATCACAGCCGCACTAACTGGACTTGCAAGTTCAGCAACAAACATTCGTGTTAGCGCAACTGATTATGTGGGTAATACAGCAAGTGCCGCAAATACTGTTGCACTACGTGATGGAAACCAAGATATTTTTGCCAACTTGTTCCGTGGTACAGCGACAACAGCACGTTACGCTGACTTGGCAGAAAACTATCTAGGTGATGTCAAGTACGAAGCAGGAACTGTTGTTATGTTTGGTGGTAATGCCGAAGTAACATTGGCTCTAGACGGTACACGTCGAGTAGCAGGAGTTGTTTCTACTAATCCAGCGCACTTAATGAATGAAGGTCTACAAGGCGAAACTGTAATTGCTCTAGCACTACAAGGTCGTGTACCATGTAAGGTCACTGGCAAGATCCGTAAGGGTGATATGTTGGTTGCCGCAGGCAATGGACATGCTCGCTCAGAAGAAGATCCAAAGTTTGGCCAAGTAATTGGTAAAGCATTGGAAGATTTCGACGGAGACAGTGGAGTTATAGAAGTAGTTGTAGGACGTATGTAAACAAAAATGCCCCGTAAGGGGCATTTTTATATCAAGTCAATAATATCAAATACTGTTTGCAATTTAGTTCTTATGGTCTTGTTTGATAAACTTGACCTAAGTCCCTGATGCAATGGTTTTGGTGTACCATCAATACTACACCAACTCCATCCTTGATGCTCGGTGCTAAGAACGGGAATAAATTCGTCATCTATAACACAGAGGTAAGTGTGAAAATTAAACACACTGTCGTTACTAACAAAGGTTTCTAAAGGAATTGCTTTTATGATAGATGGAGACTGGCCAATTTCTTCAACAATTTCTCGCTGAAGTCCTTGCCACGCACTTTCTCCCTCGATGTTTGTACCGCCAACAAGACCCCAGGTACCTCTATGTTTACCTGTGGCCTTTTGTAAAAGTAAAATACGTTTAGTTGACTTGGCGTAGAACAATGCGCCTGAACAAACAATCTGATCTTTCATGCAAGTACTTATTTAAAGTACAATGCGCCAAGATCCTTTCTGATATTCGCCTTCAAATGCACGAGTCCACTCGCCGTCCTCGTATTTGTATTGTACACCTGTGCGTAGGTTAGTTACATATACTACTTGATCAATAGTAGCAGCCTCTAATACAACGGTCCATTCTGTACCGCTCCACTCAATGATATCGTTGGCCTTGGCTACAAAATCGCTGCCGTTTTGATTTTTCCAAGCATCTGCTCCGTCGGTATTGATCACACTGCCAAGATCGCTTAACAACAAGTATCTAGGATTGCCAACAGGTGTGCCAGGATTGTATGTTTCAGGATTGATAATGGCATCTATGTTGCCGCGAGTAACCGCCCCTTCAATTAATGTATTGGTATTGTAAGTATCTTGATCAAAGTTGATGACCAACTTGGTTGAGTCTAGAGGATTAAGTGCAAGTGTACCCACAATCTCATTACCAGTAACTTGTTTTAAAAATATCTGACTGGATCCGGCACGAAATTTACCAGCGTATTGATCAAGTAGAATAGACCAATTTAGATCACCGCCTATTTTTGTCCATGCAGCGGCTGCATCATCACTAAGTGCTTGTACAATATCTTTTGTATTCAACAGTTCTGCGTAATATTGACCAGAGTCTTTGTTGTAATACACAAATATATCAAACCCACTGATATTGATTTTGTCTGTGACATCTAGACTGTAACTTTCGTCATGAATATTCATAATAATATCATGAATAACGCCCAATCGTTTGACTTTGCTAGGAGGACTGATAAAGATAGGAGTTTCTAATGTCAATGTGGCAATGTCTATGTCGCTGTCAATGCCCTGTGGAATTTGACGACTGCTGAATTGAATTCCTGTAATTTCTAAAACACTTAGGCTGGTCCAGTCAACATAGTTGTCTGTGGTCTGCAATTCTAAACTTGGATTGAACAGCATTAAAATCTGCTCCATGATCTGCAACTTTTGATCAGTGTTGGTACTCCAAATGTCAACTTTTACTGTTAACTTGAACGGTGTTGGCATTAGTCGTTCAACTGTATATCCGGCGCCTTGTACTGGATCATAGCCTATGACATCTCCTGCACTATCTAGAACTTTTCTACGTTCTCGAATTTGTACTTTGCTAACGTGAGTAGAATCTGCCAGGCGAGTTCTATCTAGGGCTAGGTCTGAAATATACACTGCAATTCGCGGAGCACTGGGAATTTTACTTTCACTGTTGTCGCGAATAATAC